TGGACTTGCTATGTTTTCCAGATTGACTTGGTCGTTAGGGGTATTCACACCTGGGTATATGCTTTCACCCATCCACGGTGCATTGATATATGGCACATCGGTAGCCTCCGCATAGTTACCGAAGCTCTCCGATGTAGGGTCTGTGCACTCGCAGTATTCTACCCAGAAGTTGTATGCAAAGTAGTAGAACTTAGTTCCACACTGGTTTTTGGGGTGGAACCTCAAAACTGCAACGTATTGGTAACCTGCTTTGAGTCCTATGTCAATTACGGTCTCTGTTGGGTTTGCCGAATTGTAGTTTCTAAATGCAACTTTGTTAGCAACACCGGTAACTAGGTTAGGCAGTGTTGATACTGGTTCTACCCCAGCAAGAGCTATGCCTGTAAAGTCCCCTAAGTCGTCCGCGTATACGTTAGATTGTAGTGTAGTTATACCTCCCCCGTCACTTTCCACTGCCCAGCCATTTCCAACCTGAGAAGCAGGTATAGTCCTAGCCTCCCAATCAGAGTAGTTGAATATGTGCATACTCCAAGAAGACGCATCCTCCCCGTTTATTGCTTGAGTCAAAGCCTCTTCGTACTCCAAAGCTAGATCCGCAGTGCCGGTCTGCTGCTGGCTACCAGAGGATGCTGCGTAAGCAACTCTATGAAGCAAGTTGGACTGTTCAAATCTGAAGTAGCTAAATGCAGTGTTGGGTCCATTCGATGCACCACTTATAAGTGCCTGCCCTGCAGTGTTGACTGCGTTGAACAAGTTACCATCTTGCCATGGGTATATCTCTCCAGATCCAGGTGCACCTGCTGCAGGAATGTCAAATTGAGGAAGGGATACATCTCCAATAGCAGTGTGGGGTGCTGTTCCTACTATACCAATATTCGTTCCAGTGCCAAGCCCGTCCGGGACACCAGGTGTGTTGTTGAAGAGGTAGGGGATAGCTTGGTAGGCAAATGTCTGACCTTCAGTATAAGTGCTTTGGTCTAGGACGTCCTCACAGAAAATGCATGACCCATCATCAACAGTTGCGTTGGGGTCGTAGTTGATTGCAGCAGGATCTGTGCATCCCTCTTTTCTGTTGTCATCGTGGCCGTCACCGTCTTCGTCTTCAAAGCCCAAGTCTATGTTAGGGTCTCCTACAACAACGAACTTTCTAATTCTATATTCTGGGTCTTTGTCTGCCGCAATGCAGTTAGGAGCACCCAAGTGTAGGTGAGAACACTCTACATCTTCATCTTCCCAGCTTTGACTCCACCCAAGGTCTATGTGTGCTCTCTTAGGACTAGTTCCTGCTGTTTGCAAGTTCTCTGCTGCAAACATCAGAATCTGTCTGTGAGAGAAGTCATCACCTTGAGTGGCTGAATCAAACCCGCTGCCTCCTACCGTTGCATATATTCTTGCTTCAGATGCTTCGTCGTGAACAAAGTATTGCTCACCCCCAGCAGCCTCGAATGGCTCTCTTCCTGGGAAGTATGAGTAGCTGAACGTATTGCTATCAGTGCTGTTGTTAGGCAACAGTGCTGCTTGGAATATACCATCGTAGTTGTTACCTGTACCTACAAGTGCTGACAACAATATTGTCTGGAAAGCCCCCTCGTTTGTTTTAAACGACACTCCGCCTCCAGCAGTAGTGTTTGTCAAGTAGAGGTTAGCATACGAGGTATCAGGAGTGGCACTGTCGTTAAGTACAGAGTAGTATGAGTTTATGTAGAGGAGTGATGGGTATGCATCTGCACCACCAGTATCTGTCCCTGTAAACTCAAAGTTTACTATGTTTCTTGGGTAGACAACTATTGCCTCAAATCTTGATGCATCTCCTGGTGCTATTGAGTCATTCAGTTCGCCAGACCCTGTTGATTCTACCTCACTCTCACATCCACATCTAGTGTAGTCCCCTGCTACTGCACACTGACTTATGTTACCCAGTTTCCACTGAGTGGTGTCGTCTACTCCTAGGTAATTCTCGTAGAATATCCGGGAGTTTCTATCAAGGCACTTAGTTGTTGAAACACTTCCATTGCTCCAGTCAAACAAAAATCCCAGACTAAAGTCATTCCCATTTCTCTCTAGGCCAAAGGTCTTTGTATGGTTTAGATTGATGGCACTTGGGTTGGATGTGAAGGGGTTGTCATACTGCTGCGCTACCTGAGTACTATCATTCCACGGTGCAACCTGTTCGTTTCTGTCTAGCGGTGCATCAGCATACACAAAGACTGTGTAAGCAAACATTCTACCTAAACTCAGAGATTTTAACTCAGTGTCAGTAGTTTCTGTTATACCTGTATTTAGTACGTCATCTGCAGGTCTACCAGCTGTTCCGCCGATAGTGTTAAACCCGCTAGTTCTAGCTTGACATTGTACTTGATTTGACGTGCCATTAGCGTGATATAGCCCCCCAAATACCTTATGATAACCAGGTATTAGATCCTGCCCCTCAGTGCCTACTACACCGTTAAAGTTAAACGGTCCGAGATTGTCAGGGTCCGCTGTTGCGTAGAAAGCTCCTGATATGTAATCTTGCCAGCTTACGTGAGTAGCAGTTGTTTCGAACTTAGTCTCCCCAAACCAATTGTTTAGTGCTGCATTATTTATATCATCGATGGTTTGCTCCTCACCCGTGGTACCAAAGTTGGTTACTGAGTTGTGGAATACAAAAGCGCAGTAATAAGCCCACTGTTGTGCGTCTACAGATCCTATAACGCTATCTGTTAGTTCAGATATAGGCGGTACGTAGTTTTGCTGTTGCAGTATATTAAACCCAGATCCCTGCCACGCAAAGAAAGTAACGTAGTGTATAAACTGAGATCCTGCGTGGGGGTAATATGGGTTCCTGTACTTTGCTGTTCCGGGCTGTACTTGGAAGGTACCGCAATGACTTGATTCAACACTGGCTAGCTCTACGTACCCAAGTGCGTCGTAGCCTAAGTTGTCACCTCCCAAAACAGTAGTTGTAGGCAAATGATCTCCCCCAAACCACCCAGGAGGCAGAGTTGTTCCTCCAGTTCCTCCGTACTTAGGATCTTGGTAAGTGGGTCCTACAGTGAATATACCTGCATATACTCCCCATGGCTGCATATCTAATGAGCCAAATGCTGGTGAGCCTGAGTTCATGCAGTGCATTTGTAGCAAACTGAACGAATCAGGATGAGATCCTCCATGCAGATTTGAGTTATTCCAAGCTGTAGTAGCCCCGTTTCTGGGGTCAACTTTGTCGTAAGGGTCTCTTGAGATATCCAACTTACGGAATGAGGGCGAGCTGCTGATTGGGCTATATGCAGGCTGCCTCAAGAAGTGGTCGTTAAGCCCAGGACCCTCTAGGGTAGGTATGTCTGTTCTCTGTGTTGCAGTACCACGTCCAGGATTAGGTCTACTAAGTGAAACATAGTTCTCCCAAAAAGTATGAGTTCTTACAGAGTTCCATTGGATATTTCCGCTATCAGCTAGGGTTGTATCTCCCAGGTCTTGGACTCTCACCCTCATGCCGATGTTTTTGTCACCGCCAGATGTGGGAGTCAGGAACTGTGCTACGTCTATTGTTGGGTTCTGCGTAAAACTTCCAGCCTTATTTTGGTGAGGAGCGTTTATTGAAAACGGTACTGCTTTCTTTACCAACACCCCTAGGTCTTCTCTACCTCCCTGGAGGAGAATGTTACCCTCGAAGATTAGGAGATCATTGTCGTTGAGGTTGGCGCTAGCGGACTCTATGATGTATACCTTAATACGTACGTGTCCATCCTGCAGATACCTGTACTCTATCTTCTCTATGTACTCAGCCAGTTGATTGCCTGATATAGTATTGAGGGCGTTGTTGGCGAACCGCTTTATCTTGAGAGCGTGAGGCTGTACACCCACCAGCTCCATTCTTGGAGCACCAAGCATACCGTTCTTAGTCCCGTAGGGGGTGTCGGAAGAGTTTGAGTCATAAGATATCAAATCTGGGGAATTCCAACCTTCGTATAGCAACGTCTCATTTGAGATGTATTCAATGCCTTGTTGCTGAGGGATGTTTGCATGCAAAATATCCCATGCACTGGGTGCATAGGCTCCTACAAAGTTGAACGTTGGCAGTACGCGCTCGTTCTCTCTAGTTCCAAATCCTACAACTGTTGCCATGGGTATGTATTAGCAGCCACATGCACAACGCTCAGTGCACAGCTCTTTTGCTTTTTGGTATTTGTCGGTGGCGTCGTTAACGCTTCCATTTGTTGCATCGAAGATTGCTGCCTGCAAAAGCAGGTATATTCTCTCTGCGAGTTTCAAGTCTTCTTTGCATTTGTCGCACTTGCATGTGCAGTGTATAGAGTCGTGTACGAGCTTTGCTATGCAGCATTGTATGTCTGCTGTACCCACAGCATATTCAACAGCTCGTCCTCCTCTACCATCATCGATGGTTGTCTTCAATACGCCACTAGAATTCATATTCATGGCAGTCACAACCTTACCTTTCTTGGTTCTAGTTTGCTTACCAGACCGTTCACCAGTGGTTAGGTTTTCTACTGTAACATTATAGGTCTTACCCCTAACTGCATTAGGAGAAGAGACCAAAACTTTTTTGCCTGAGTATACGGATCTTGTTGCCATGATTGAAGGAATAAAGGGGGACACCCTATGTGCCCCCCATATCAAATTAGTATTTCCAGATGTGCGTCTCGTTAGTTGAGAGTGCAATTCCGAATGCTGCCTCAAATGCTGAGAGGTCACTTGCTGCCAGAGCAGTTGAGCTATCTGCCAAGTAGATGACCAACTCATTCGTTCCGCCTTGTGGAGCGATGCCTGTAGCTGCCCCTGTAGCGAAGTTAGCGTTGTCGTACGTGATCGTAATACGATCGTACTTGTAGCTAGTGTTCGTGTACGTTGTAGGCGTGATTGGGAAGTACATTCTGTTGAAGTCCCCGTAACGTCCTCTGCAACGCTTTTCATCCTGAAGCACCTGCCATCCGTTACCAGTACCAATCGTAGCTGCTACTTTTGTACCAGCAGTGAGAGTTACGTCGTCGGTAACGTTGTTCACGATCATGTCAAATTCCAAGTGAGGGAATCTAGACTGTATGACAATGTTTGTGTTAGCAGTAACGGTTGCAGTAAACAAGTTGTTAAGCAAACCGTGTGCCTCGATCTTTGCCTTGATATCATCCCAGAACCCATCATCAGTCTCAGCTGCACGGCTAGACTTAGTTGAGTTAATGGAAATCACTTTGTGGTTGGTGGTATTGAATGCTCCAAGAGGGAACGTCTTTCCACCACCAGAGATATCGTTGACTGCGTTGTTAGGCTCAGCGAAGCTCAGGTAGTTCGTAGGAACTGTTCTGATTACAAATCTCACCTCAATCTCATCATCGATGTTAGTGCCCAAAGTTGCGTCACCGAGGTTAGCAGTTGCGTTGGTTACTTTAGCACCAACAGAGGGTACGTGCTCTTCATAACGAATTGCACGAATATCACTAGTGTTAATGATAGGCGAAGCTATAGGATTGCCGTCTGTACCCTGAACAAACTGCAGACGATTGTAAAGCCAAGATCCACCAGTGAAGTTAGCCTCTGCTGGGTTACTTGAGTTATCGTCTGTAGGAACAAAGGTTTCTTCAAACAATTTGGTTGGGACGTAAGTAGCGGTCCCGTCGAGGGTCCAAATACCCACTTTTTGTGCGCCTGCCGAAGATCCGGTAATAGCGCTAAAGTCCGTACCTGCTCCCTGCAAATCTGCGTGAGCGATAAAGACCTGTGAAAGATTAGAAGCCATGGTAATAAAGGTTTATGGCGTTCAACAAAATTTATTCACTCTCCAGGACTTCCCCAGATTGTGATTGATATCTCGGAGACTCGAATGCTTCCAAGATGCTTTTTACTGTCATCTCCACGATCTCGTGATGAGTGTGTTCTGCCAGTTCGCATCCTATGCCTTCAACTAAGTTGACATTTATAGGTCTGCGTAAATACTTTATAGTTACGTTGAGAGGTACTGTTCTCGTGTTAGAGTACAAATCTACGAAATTCTCCTGCATGGTGTACATTATCCTGCTGGATTTTGCAGTATTGAATGGATCATCAAGTAATGCAAATATGTCATCATGCTGTACTGCCTTGCAAAGTTGCCGACTTACCTTTGTATGTTTTTGCCTCAAGCTAGCAGCTCTAGTCCTCTTGTATGATACTGAGGGTGCCTCCATTATTAGCCTTGTAACCAAGGTTTGGTCTCCATCGCTTGCTGATAAGTCGGTGAATGGGTAGTCGTAAGTGATCTTAGCGTAGGCTCCGTCATCTTCTGCTCCAGCTGAGTTAGCCACTGTTACAACATTGGCCTCATACGTGCCTTCTGCTACAGGTACTACAGGGTACTTCAGAAAGATTTCGTTGGCATCTGCGTGTGGAGAGTCAGCTGTTATAGAAGTATCGAACATATCCGCCAATCCATCCTGTGGAGACTTCCCAGGAACAAAACCTTCAGCGTACATCTTAGGATTCAACAGCTGTTCTACGTTGTTTTTGTTACCAACTGTACTGTATATCGTTTCAAGCGTGCCTTGGCCCACAGCTATCTCTATTTTGCGCACAACCATGCCAGGTTTTCCTGGTTCTACCGGTATTCTTAGGAATCTGTCGGTAGTATCTATCGTATTAAAGTTTATTGACTTGTTGCAGTTGTACGCTACAGTGGTTTTGATGTTTATGAGGTACATATAGTCCACAGGTAGCTTGAATCTCTCCAAGTTTACCGCTGTATTGCCCGGTGTTGTGTACACAGCCCCGAAATAGCTACCACTTCCCTCTGCTCGTACGTCAGGTTTTATAATTAGAGGGGTTGTGTAGTCTTCTAGAAGAGTTCTTAGGTCATCTATCCGCTTTTGTGACTGCTCAAAGCCAGTTCCTTTGGGATTGGACGTAGGATTGTAGCGCTGATTGATGAATCTGCGCATTGCCATGTTAATCTCATGGTCAATCTCTTCAGATAAGAGATTGTCAACCTGGAAAGATGCAACTTTTTGCACCCCCAGGTTGACAGCTATATGCATCTCTTGTATTGTCACGCTAGTGTCTTCAATTGAGCTCTCATAGCGTTAACCGCTCCTGAGTTCTTCTTGTTTTTAAAGTAAACTATGGCGTCGGTTTGGTTCTCTCCGATGGTCTCGTCCCCATAAATATACTGATTTCCAATCTTACGGAGTACATCTTTGCTGACCATCTCTTCTATCTCTGCTTTGAGCTCAAGATCCTTGTCAATTGCAAACTTCAAGAACTTGGCTGGCTCTTTGCTCTTCAATTCGTACAAGGTGTTCTCTACCTCAAGCTTAGTTAGCTTCTCTGGGTTAGAGTTTTTGCTTAGGAGCCTCAAGAGTCGTCTCATCTTGTCTACATCACTAGACACTTTGATAAACTCTTTGTCTGCTTCTTTGCTAATCTTCACTTTAGCGTTCTTCTTTAGAAGATCTCTCTCAGGATCGTAGATGTAGAACTTCTTTCCACCTACCCTTTCCATCTCTTCTTTCGTTTCAGCTACTTGTCTGTGCTTCTTGCACCATCTGTAGGTAATGTAGTCCATTACATTGTGCGGGTTTCCCTCGTCATCAACTGTAATGTCTAGTTCTTTACCGGCAAACGGAACTTTGCAGTTCATTGTAGCCCAGAATTCCTTTTCAAGTCTTGGCCATGCCTCGTGTGTTGGTGGCACATCGAGTATTTGACCTAACAACTTGTGTGCTTCCTCTCCTTCTACGCCTTTCAGCGGTTGACGACCAACGTAGATGGAGCCGATCGTAATTTTTGCCGCAGCTCTAATCTCTTCTGGGAGATGGCCGAGGACTTCTTTGCGTCTGATTATAACTTTTTTCATGTTCTTTATTTAGTTAAGAATAAACTGTTCTGCTTGCAAATCGGGGAGAGCCGACATTTCAGCTCCCCCCTTTGCAAACCAAACACCAAATTACGATGCAGTGCACTGCAGATCGAGCGAAGTATCAAATCTGCGGAGCAGGATACCAGCTGTCTTCAACATGTGCACGGAAGCACCGTCTATATCGCTTGCGCGAGTGTCCGTTTCAGTGAAGCCCTTAGGCACAACTGAACCAGCAACACACCAGCGCATCATTTCACGACCCTTCTTGTTCAACATCTGGAGGTTGTTTTCTCCATCGTAAGAAGACTGGTCGACAAATACCATTCTGTAAGATTCGAGTGGCAATCCAGACTCAGGGTGCTTGTTAGACGCCTGAGCAACAGGACCATGATCGAACAATGGGACCTTGACCACGTTCACGGTGTGACCATCAACGTGATCATACGACGTGAAGTAACCAGTGATACCCAAGCTGCGACCAGTACCTGTGATAAACTTAGACTCAGTAGTTCTGAGGTAAGAGTTTGTAGCCGCCTCCATTTTTGTACCACTAACACCAGTAGCGTAGTAGTTGCGGAGAGCCTTGTCGAACTCACGTGCGCCACCAATACCAGTGAACAATGTCACCTGCTTGTCGTTAGCGTCGGTCATTCCGTAGAACAAGTCACCAATAGTATCCTCAAGCTTGCGCTGTGTAAGCGTAGAGTAAGAATCCTTGTTGATAATCTGCTCAAAGAGACCGGGACCAGAGATAACAGGCTGACCGTTTTCGTCAAGCATTCTGTTAGATCCCTTTGAGTCGTAGGTCTTGTTTCCATACCAGTAGTACATCTCACACTCTTCCTTAAACTTGAGCATGTGACGGTACTCCTCGTAGTCCATCCAGAGGTTAGTAGAAGAACCTTCCTTCAATGGGAGGGTGAATTCTGCTACGTAATCCTTGGCGTTACCAGAGAAGTGGTAAGACTTACGCACAGTACCGATCTTAGAACGGACCAACCCGGGAGCTGTCCAGTTAGAAGCGTTACCGCGTGAGAAGTCAATACCAACGTTGGCAAACAACATTCCCCAAAGTGCACCTGCAGCTGTTTCGCTAGATTCCATTGCTGTTGCGTCGGGAGACACAAGTTGCAACGTGTATTCGTAGCCGTTACCTACAGGGACAGGGTCCTTCATAATTCTTGCCAAAGTACCTGCGTTAGAAACGAGGGTATAAGGTGAGATGAACCACTTGTCGGGGAAGACAATTGTAAAAGGTGCTCCTGCCGTTGTCCCTGAAGGGAGGTTGGAAGAAACCACTGGTCGAACGTTAACTTCATGGGTCTTGACACGGTACTCAAACTCATATCTACCGATAGATTTTGTATTACCGACCCCTTCAGTCAAGAAGGAAAGAGGAAATTTCTTTTCTTCACGTCCGGCCAAGTGCGTAATGATGGGAGAGAGCTCTTCGGGCTTCTCCATCAAAGCATTGACCAACGAGTTTGTGTCGGTCATCTGCTGGTCATTATAGTACGTCTTAAGTACCTGCATCAAAGCCATGATTGTTTATTTAAAAGGTTTATGCTTAAAAAAGCGCGTTTATGTCCAGTTGATCTGGATCAAATTTCTTTTGGCGACGCTGAGCTTTACGAGCACTCTTGACTCTCTCCTCGTTAGACTGGATACGTTCTCTCAAGTTTCTGACACTCTGCGTGCGAGCTTTTGTGTCAATGATGTCTGAGAGATTGAATCCGCTGTACATGAGATAGTCAATAGCCAGCTTGATGTCAATGCCAGCTTCTGAGTAATCTATATCTCTCTGCGTGTTACCATTCTCGTCTATAGGCGCAGATATGTAATCGAAGAACTCTTGCTTGTCAGAGTCCGGTATCACAATACCAGCGAACTCATTGTCCTCTGCGATGTAGTTAGCTACACCACCCCAGAACTCTTCTTGTTCTTGTTCAGCTTCTTCCTGAGCGTACCGCTGCTCTTGCATCATCTGCTCTCGCTGGTACTCTTGCATTTCTACCAGCTCTTTCTGAGCAACAAGCGCTTTGTTGTACATCTTCCCAGACTCTTCAAAGTCACCGATCATCTCAAGGATGAACTCATCTGGGTGCCCCATGGCTTTGTAATACTCACCGAGCATTGCACGTTGGAGTGTGATGTCGTCCTCTCGCATTTGAATTCTGCTGTAGTCACCCGATGGGTTATTTGCAGCGTAGAATTCTTGAGGATCACCACCTGCCAGTACATACTCTAAGTGAGCTCCCACCTCGGGATACTGCTCGAACAATTCTTGGAGTTGACTTTCAGCCACTTCTTCTGAGACATCTCTAACATAGTTAGTCAGTCCCTCGACTGTATCTGCGTATTCGTATTCTAATTCAACACCGAGAATATCAGAGATTTTTTCTGAGATGGGGAGGTCATCGTATTCTTCCTCCGTAAGCTCATCGTCGTCATACTCGTCATCGACTTCTTCTTCGTCGTCGTCGTAGTCATCTTCTACGGTTAGCTCATCATCATATTCATCATCGTCCTCGTCGACATAGTCTTCGTGGTCTTCGTCTCCGTATTCTCTAGGATCTTCGTCAACGATATCATCGTCTTCGTATTCCTCAACGTCTTGAGGCTCCTCTTCAGCGACTGCATCCAGTCCTGGCGCACCGTCCCCAACGACACTGTCGAAGGTTATGGCACTAAAATCTAATTTGTTGTTTGGGTCTGACATGTTGCAAAAATATTAAGGGTTTGGTCTGTATATCTGTAAAATTATTTTCTATACTCGCTATTACTATATATCACTTGCGTTTTCTCCTATCCACTAATCCTCCTCTCTTACGTACGATATTAGCGTCTCTATCTCCTTGTGCAGCTACACCTGCGACTGCTCCAGCCCCTATGGTTGCTGGGAGTTTGTTCATCAAAGGTGCGAGCTCTTTGAAGAACTCTGCTCTAGCAGCTTTATCTGGTACCAAAGTAATAAGCCTAGAGCCTTCTCTGAATTGAAGGTGCTTAATCAAGCCTGATGACTTCTGGTAAGCCTGCTCTAGTATTTCAGCAGTAATCTCATCATATCTGCCCTTTATCAGTCCTTGATCCCTCAAGAACTGCCTGGCCTCAAAGGCGTGCGCTAGCGGCTCTTTTCCTTTACTCCCTGTAGATATGTACTTGAAGTGAGGGCTGACTACACTACCTAATTTGTCAAACTTTCTAACCAGTGATTGTAACATTCCGTCTAGAGGTGTTTTTACCCCCTGTTGAAAAGCATGACCTAGTTCGTGCTCTAGAATTGCAAGAGAGTTCATGTGTTTACCTATAGTTATATTGCCGCTATAAGCTACAGGAGATTCTAGCTTGCCTTTTTTACTTAGCATAAAGGGTATGTCTTTGTTGCCTGTTTCAACAAGTTCTGGCATAGTTTTTTTCTGCAGGTTGTTGTACATCTCTAGGACTTCTCTGTTGCTCTTGCCCGGCACTTGCGGCACCATTGTGTTTTTGCCTCGAGCCATACTACCTAGGACTCCACTTGTTGGTCTCCCTGTAGTTGAGAATAGACTTCCACCACTAAAGTTTGCATTCATTCTAGGAAATCCACTAAAGGTAGAGGGATCTATTTGACCTGCAGCATACCTAACGTTTGGGCTAGATGCCATAGAGCCAGCTATTGCATCAATCCTGTTGTCTACAAGTTGATCCATCTCCCAATTTGACAGCTTCGATGCTCCTCTCCCTGCTCTAGCTTCAGCAAACTGTGCGGCTATTCGTCTTCTACCCTCATCAGTATTTATCTCATCTGTGATTCGTTTTGCGTTTTTGTTTATGAGCTTAGCCCCCTTCTCTGCTTGCCGTGCTGTTTCTCTACCTATGGTTTTGCTAGTTTGGTCTACGACTTTTGTAACCATCTTCTCTAGCCCTTTGGATCTTTTAGCAGCGCTAACTATAGCCTTTCCTCCTGGTATGGCAGGCAATGCTCCTAGTGCGTTGAGCCCAGCACCTACAAAGTCTCCGTCAGCAAGATCAGCTATAGCCTTACCTCCGTAGTTTTGCCAAGCTGCAGGGTTTACTGCTTCAAGGGCCATGTCCATAGCTTGTGTCCCTGCTGCGGTCATCTGTGCATTTGTCGGCCAGCTTACGTCCCCAGCAATCATCATCCTGTTCAAGACTCTAGCTGTCTGCAGTGGTGCTGTAAGCATGTCTAGCAGTGACGCACTATCATCGTAATCTACCTGCTCTTGGCTGATGGTCTGATTAGATGGGGCAAGTCTAGGGTCAGCTGTAGCTTCCGGTGTGTGCGGTCCTCCGTGTTCTCTTTTGACAGCACCTCCGTGCTTGTACTCAGTTGGGGTTTGCAGCACCTCGCCCGCGTGCGGGCCCGTGGGTAGATTAACAATACCAGCAGGCACGGCCTTGTAGGAATCGACCAGATGTCCCTCTCTATCATACGAACTTATATCGACAGGTCTACCTCCCCATTTACCTGAGTTGGTAGGTTCCTGTCTGACTGTTGTGGTTGGAGTATTAGGAGGCACACTGATGGGTGTCCCTGGCCGAGCCATGCTAGCTTGTTCTTGTTTTGCTTGATGGTCCGCTATCAGATCTACACCTTGCTCGAAAGCTTTGTATACGTCAAGTATAGAGCCCTCCATACCGGATGCTCTAAACTCGTCTAGTAGTCGTCTGCGGTCAGCGTTTGTCATTCTCCGTCAGGTGTAAGATCTCCCTCCTTGCTCAGCGCTTGTTGCTTAAGGTCAAGTTCCCTCTGCTTAAGCTCAAAGTTCTGTTGCATCTTAGCCAAGTCAATGTTCAACTTGTCGTCGTTGTCTGATGCTTCTGCTTTGATAAGTGCCAGCTCAATCTGCAACTGCCTGTCTTTCTCCGAGTCAATAGCCTCTTGCTGTATCTGCATCTGCTGAGTCTTCTGCTGTTCGATTTGCGCTTGTTGTTGAGCTTCTTGTTGTTGCTGCTCCAACTCTTTCTGCGCCTTCTCAGCCTTTCTAATCTTATCCTTGATGCCTGCGTAGTTCTCAGTATCGAACAAGTCAAGTACTGCAGATGCTGGTACCCCGTTCTGGATCATAGACTGGGACAACATCTTAGCCTGCTCGAGCTTGTCTTGGTCTCTACCTGCATCGGATACAAAGATGCCATACTCTGTCTCCATGTGTTGCATGGAGTCTATGTCGATCATCTCAGTAGTCATATCAGGCATGACGTACATAGCCTTCTTGCCTGTGAGCCAGGCCTCCTTGGAGTAATCAATCAAGCCCTGCAGCTCGCGTTGCTCGAAGCGTGCGAACTTGCGGAACACGTCCTCGGTAATGTGTGATGACTGTACGATGGCCTGCTGCGATGTAGCCTTACCCTCGTACGGTCCAATACCACCCTGACGTTGTCTGTTTACCCCAGATATCTTCTCCCACTCTTGCATGATAGACTCAAGCAGCCCGAGGTACTGGTCAATTGTCTTGATAGACATATCTAGTACCGACTGGTGCTGTGGTGATAGCTGTATACCTTCTTTGTTGTAGTCAACCCACGCGATGCCTGTACCCTCTACGAAGTACATGAACTTATCCATGTCCCACTTCTTGGGTATCATGTTGATGTCAAACTGGGCTATGATGTCTTTTGATCTTGCGATCGCCAACTCCATTCTATACTTAAAGATGTTGTAGTTAAGCTGGAATGGGATACCCAGTGATACGAGTGATATGTTGTCAGCGTTGATGTCTGAGTACTTTCGTCCATTGACTGGTAGTTTACAGAGTGATGGGTTGTCAAGTGATGTACGCTGGTTGGAGATGGGGTTCATCTTGATGTAGAAGTCACCGTCAATACGCGTGCCTTCCCACACCTCATTAATCCACTCGTACTTAATTTTTCCTCCTTGTTCTTTGAGTTCAGCTGGCATACGGAATCCGTCTTCTACCTGCATCTCTTCAATCACTCCGGTGTTCCTGTCTTTGTATGTCACAAACCCAATGCGCTTGCGTGACTTCCAGTATACCGTCACTACCTCTACAAGCCTGTTACGGTACTGGTTTTCGTCTGATCCTGTAGCCTCTGCTCTGTACAACAGGTAGCCTTCTGTAGACCTCTGCTTTGGGTTCTCCAACTGCAACACCTGTTCAGGCGACAAGAATGGGCTGAACATATCTACAGCACTAGATGCGTGCACAAACTTTCTAATGATTGCCCAGTCCCCGTCTTCTACAAACTCAATGTCTGGGTCTTTATCGTAATCGATATCGAGCGGGTTCAGTATTTCGTAGAACGGCTCGGAGTTACGTACCCCTTTGTGTGAATATACCTCACCGCTTACGAGATAGTGGAAGAAGCCTTTCTGGAACTTGTCGTACATCTCCTGGTGTTGGAGGATGTAGTTGAGGGCGGCTTGTCCTTTGATAGCCCTGTTATCTACATAGCTTCTTTCAAACTGCTCCATTATCTCTTCAGGCAATGGAACTTCTTGTGGCTCTATACCCAGGTCAGGGTTGCGTGCCAGTTCATTAAGGAACATCTTCTGTACCTGTGTGAACAGAGCTTGTTTCTTGGCTTCTTCCTTTCTCGTTACAGTATCAGCGTTAGCTATAGTAACTGTGTAGTTCAGCGGTCTCTTTGACTTCTCTCCGAGGAGAAGGTCAATGATAGGCTTGATGATGGGGTAGTTACGGAGCTTTGACGGGAAGTTGCTACGTGTCTTGCCGTAGGGCTTGAGCACGTACTTGTAGTCCTCATCGTCAATGTTTCCGTTGTAGTATTCATACAAAGCTTTGAGTCTAGAGCGGCGCTCCGACAACCCAAACTTCGACATGTCTATGTATGCTTCAACGCACTCTTCCGCCCATTTTCTAGTCTTCTGTGACCTAGGTATGCGTTGTTGCGGTATATCATGGGTACCGTACATCTGGCTAAAATTACTTATAAATACGGTCGAACCAATCGTCCGTAGATCTGTCGTTTACAATTTCGGTAACCTCTCTATTATATAGCTCTCGCGTGTGGTACATGCCCACCATGAAAGCCATAACCCTATCGAAGTTTCCTTTGTGGTTAAACTTAATCAGTTCTTGCAGAAGAGCAGGGTCATAGATCTTGTGCAGATTAAGTGTGACATTACCGTTTTCGTCGGTATGTCTTGGTGTGGTAAGCCAGTCTCTTATATATAGTTCTCCTTGTCTCTTTCGTTGCTCCGTCATGTGCATGCCGTACTGGCGTCTTACATTTCTGGATCGCAGTTCTCGCTTGTCCAGCATTTCAAATTCTTCTTGTAGCTTATGTAGCTTGCGATATCTTTTCGCGTAAGCAATGAGCTCACCACGATCGTTCTCGAACCCGATTTTGGCGTTGTAGTACTCAGCGAGCATAAATAGATTGCGGTTGTACTCATCCTGTGTTTGTGGTCTACCAACATAGCTAGCTACAATTATATCATCCGGCTTGGATAGATTGTTTGGCCTCTTTATTACATACGCAGCCCCAAGTGACTCGTTGCTCGTTGACTTAGACTGTGCGTAAGGGTCATGGCATATAAGATACAAATTATGCGGGACTTCTTTCTCTTTGGTTAGATAAGGTGCTTGGTATATGACTACCGCCCCTTCTGTCTTGTCCCCTTTTCTGTGAGGAAACTTATAAACCGCATGTACATCCCCAGATGGTCTGAATGCTGCCTTTCCTTCTTTGTTGTAGTACATGACACCTGCCGTGCCTTCTGATTCGAGCCCATGTGCTTTTACTTTGTTATACTGTTCTTTAAGCGACGTAACATCAAACAGATTCGCTGTAACCTGGAGCGTGGCTTCTTGCGGCGAGAACGGGTGCTCCGCGATGTACTGGTCAAGCGCCTTTGGGTCATTAGCTCCCTTCTTCTTCTCCCTCTGTAACTCTTCATGTTTCTTAGCTTCTTCTATCTGTGAGTTTCCGTTATCATCGATGAACCCGTCTAGGTTCTGGTAGATTGGTACAAAGTACCCACACTGCGTGCCCATAGCTCCTGCGTCCCAGTCGTTGTCAAACGCCATGCAGTCATAGGACTCGGGGTGGTAGAACAGCTCCTCCATTCCGTCAAAACCCACACCTTCTTCACCGCCTGTACCAAACGCTATCATGGTGCCCAGTGTCTTGGAGCCCTGACGCATTGTAGGCATAGCTACCTCCCAGGCTTTCAGTAGTCCACCGAATGAGCCTGCCTCCTCAAAGAAAATCAGATCACCTGCTTTACCACGGACCTTGTCTGGGTTGTCTTTTAGAGATACCCCAATGATCTGTGACTTCATCCCAAGTTCTACATCTGCCCCGTTTACGTTCTTCTTGTACCCAGACTGCTTGTGCATTTCACG